ATAGCCTCGCCGCTTTAGTCTTTTACGCATCATCTCGCCTAAACCATAGCTCATGTATGAGCCTATAGTGGTGTTCGGCATGATTGCGCGCAAAGACTTGAACGTTTTGGGGACTAGCGTCAGTGTCAGGTGACTCGTCGCCTGGTAGGTGGATCTTTGCAGATCACTACCTTTCTGGTCAGCCCAGTAATCTTGGACTGACTGTACTTGACTCATTTCTGAGTCAAACCAAGCAATTTGTCCTTCAGAGCCGGATATCGGCAATTCCCAGCGCGCGGCTTCATTGGCCATTCGCGAAGGAATTCCGACCGAGGCTTTACTCCCAAACTTACAAAGAGAACGATGTTCTTCATCGTTGTACTCGCCTAGTAGATTGGCGATGTAGATTCGTGCCTTGTTCAGGACGTCCGTAGTTATTGCATCTACGTCGTTCAAGTTGAGGTCACGAATCCGATCTTGAGTTTCTCTAAAGGATAAAATCGCCTTTTCGATCAACTCATCGTCGCTATACAGGTCATTCTCGACCCTGTATCTCTTGTAGAGCGACTGCAATTGGTACGTTGCCTTGAATGTGGCAACGTCATCTTGTGCAGTCGGTGTAGGTAATGCTGCGCGGATCGCCCTAATGTCTCCATCTTGCAGGACTGAGTGGAGACTACAGTAAAGGGTCGGATCGTCAGCATTCGTCTGGAAGTCCCTGACTAGGGATGATGCAACGTTATGCATCACAACATCGACAGAAAATTTATCTGTCACTTTTCGGCGGTTTGCCATTTTCTCCTCCAATGTTTTTAGTGAGGAGACAGAACGACTCACGAAAGTGAGCCGTTTGCCCAGAAAGCAGCCGCTTCACTGTCAATCAGCATTTGAGCACCTAAGAGCGATAGCTCTAGGGCCTGTGCTGCAGTCAGTGAAGGGTGCACTTCGCGTTCTACACGGATGGTATTGAAAACTACTCTACCATCCGCCAGCACGATCGGAAGAGCCAAACACATGCTCTTCTTATCCTTGCTGTAAACGCTGGTCTTCGCATCGATCGTCGGTTGACGGTATTTTACCGTGATTTGACGTCGAGTCTGATAGTCCGGATCACTCGGGAATATCAGATGAACACCATTGGGAATCGTTACTCCGTCATCGGAGAGAACGACAGGCGTACCGCCGGATGCTGCAACTGTTGCACCGGTGAGGAGAGTCATTGTTTTCAGACTCATGGGGTAATCCTCCATCTAGGTCTACAATAGACCTGATCTCAATGCCGCAACGCTTTAATCGAACCCAAAACGGAATTCGCTATAAGCGCCAACGCATCGATCTGATGTAGCTGTGACAATTTGATAATCGTCAAAGCAGGGGTGAATGTTAGCTCTTGGTTGCAGGTACGTTCGAACAGAGAGGTTGTAACCTCCTCAGATCCGAGATTCCCTACCAAACCATCGTAAGCAGATCCTGGATAGGTTACACCGTCAACTGTACCGCTCTTAGAAGAGCTGGTCTGTGTTGTACGCGTAATCCACCAACCCTGGATATCAACCCCAGGGCGAGGCATTGAAGCCTGGATGTAGCTACCGATATTGGTAAACCAATCGATAACAAACGAATACGGCATCAACTCCCAAAGTAACGGAGGTATGTCGCCGACACGAGTGCCAGCAAACGCGCTCAAATACTCGGGCGTGCTACGATCTTTTAGGTCGTAGATGACGCCAACGTTCGACGCAACATCGATATTAAGCGTCGAACTACCAGAGACGGGAAACCCGACTCTACCTGACCAGCTGTGAGCTCCTGAGTAGGATCTCTTGCTGCCAGCGCGGGAAACGAGACGCGACAGATCACACGCTTGACGCTTAGCGTCAATCGCCTTGACTACATTTTCGCAGTCAATCATGATCGGTTGCCATCCGTAACGGTACTCGAGCCATGCGTTAGCATTGGCTTTGGCTACCGCTAGCGACCAACGGGCCGCCTTGACGGATGTCTTCAACCTCCGATTTCTTGCCTTAAGCATTTTCGCCATAAGCTCAACCGAAGATTTGAAGGGACGACGTAACATGGAGATAGTTTCGCCAAATGTGGCTAACAACTCGCCGCTCATGACATTAGGTTTACTGATGTTGGCAAAAGCCTTCATCAGCAAATTCATGTCATCCTCATCAGAAAAGCTAACTGATGGATACGCGAC